AAAGTCGTCAATAAATAGTATCCAGTCGGAAGGATCTATACCATTCCAAAGAGGAAAACCAGAAACAGCAGCAAGTGAACTAACAATTGCACCATCTTTAAAGGTAACATCCTCAATAGTTACCCCCGCATCAGCGGTAGCCTCTGTAACAGTATCTATGTTCATAGCAGTTTCACTAGTAAACCTAGTATTAATAAAGTCAGCTAAAGCATGGCTAATCCATCTTACTATAGCTGGTTTGCCTGCTGCCTTATATTTACTGAAGTTTAACTTTGGAATCACATTAAATATACTCATATTCAAATTTTTTTATTAATAAATAATTTATTTAGATAAGGAATCACCAGCAACAGCCAGTTGAAACCCATTAGGATCAATAACTGATTGGTGTGCTAATTTAACAGCCGTGCTTACTATTTCTCCGTGAATAGATTCATGGAGAATACAATCACTGCCTAAAGCAATCTCATAATTATCAGGATGCTCAACTCCTATATAATGATACTTCGTTATTGCAATACCATTAGATATGAATACAGGCCTGTTAAACTCAGTAGCAGCACTAGCATCATTAAGTCTTATAACCCAAAACCCTTCTATAAGATCAGGACTATTAAATGGATTATCCAAATTCTTTTGATAAAACTCATATGTCTTACTAAGCAGGGGTATACGATCATATTCAGCTGTTTCTACATATTCATCAAGAATCCAAAAAATTTCATCAGGAAAATGTACAACAGCTGTATCTATAGTTTGTGCAGGAGTATCATCACTGTTTAAGTAAAAATCATCTGTGTCTGCTACTGCTAATTCTCCTGCTGTAATTAAAGGAGTTAATATTAATGAGTTACGAGTATTTCGTGCTACACCTTCATTTAATATATCTAATACCAATTTACGCTGGGCTGCTGTAAAAATAACACCCCATTCAGCATCATTAAACCCTGGAGCTGCACCACTAGTAATACTTTCAAAAAGTATTTCGGCCTCATATCTCATTTCAGCAAATGTCATATACTAACTATTTTTTATTTACCTGTGCTACTAATTTAAGATATACATCTTCCTTTAATTTTTCAGCTCCTGAAAGATAATCTACTAATTCCTTATAAGTATAAGATGTACCTTCACCAGGTAATGTATATTTATTTCTAGCTTCTTTAATAACTGCCCCTACTCTGATACCTCCAACTATAAGATTTTTAATCTTACTCTCAGGATCATTAGCTATCTGCAAAAATAATTCATTCTCATCCTGAACAATCTTATACAATTCTTTCTGCAACCATTCTTTTGAAGCATCTTCAGGAACCTGATCCATCTTATGCTTCTCCAAGAAATATACACCTAATATATCACTCATTTTACTTACTGAAGTACGTACTTCACCATATTTCATGAATGCTTCAGTCATCTTATCAGTTTTTTCAGCAGCCTTAGCTTCTTCAAATCCCTCATCAACTAAAGCAAACTTATATTCCCCACGTGAGAATCTTTCATCCCATGAAGGAGCTACAAAAGATTGCAGCTTGGTTACACGATAACGCAAGTTATCCCAAGGATCTGAAAGATCAAACACATATCCATCATGCATCAGGTTATAATCTTTTTTAACTTTAACAAAGAAAGTATTCCAAAAATTATCCTGTTTTCTATGTACACTGAGGTTTACATCAAGGATGTCCTCAAAAAATTCCTTCTCTTCTTCACTCTCAAAGGGGTTTACCAAGGTGCCTTTATTAGCATCCTTAGGTAACTGAAACCAATTGGAAGCTCCTTCCATCTGAAAGTAAGCTATATGGGCAGGACTACTAATCATCTTGCCTCCTTTAGGTACAGGTTTTAAATGTATTTTCTTCTTCTCTAAGTAACCCTTCTGAAATGCTACTTCTGTTGTAATCTTCTCTGTCATTACTGTTATATTTTAAATAATTAAATAGAAGAGAGTGGGAGATTACCCACTCTCACCTTAAATTTATCTGAGGATAGAAGGAATAATCCTTGCGGTTTTCTTCATATTGATAATTTTAATACCACCTATAAAGCCTTTGTAAACGGCATAACCATCAACTGATGTAGCCATTATTCTAGGATCAGACCTTCTATTATATGGAGAGAAAGGATCACGAAGACCTGGAATATATCCAAAAAATTCTTCTTCATCTTTCACACTAACTTTTGATATATTGGCCTCACCTCTAGTTGTACCAACATCAAAAATATCATATATATAGGAACTTGCCAAACCACCATCAGGGTGATTCATAGTATTAGGATAACCATCTTTCATAGGATCAATCATCAGTTTAAACTTAATACCATTAACTGCTACATAGTTTAAAAACTGACCTTCATCCAGGGTAAGTTTTCCACCTTCAGTTTTAATCAATTTGTCAGTCTGCAAATAAGCAAAACCAGAAGCCTTGTTTACTGCATCCTTATGAAACTGATAGGCTCCATATTCACCTGTTGAAAGAATGAATTCTCTCCTGTCTTCAGGAATTTTGGCATATGACATATCCATAGCAAAATCAGTAAGCATATCCAGGGAGAAAGCAGCATAACTAAGTACATTACCATACTCCATCTGCTCATACATACCATATCCTGCACGGATTACATTGTTAGATTCTCCAGAATGTCCATAAGTTCCATCATCTAATTTATTAGATTTTCCATAAAGCAATAAACGAGCTTTGTCTCTTTCAAACTGTGTATAGAAATCCCATCCAAGTTTGTCAATCCAACGAGTCTGCATCTTGCCATTCTGATCAACAAAAGCATAAGCTAAAGGCTTATTTTTACCTTTGGAAATCATATTGCCAGGTACTTCATAATTCTTACGAATCATAGAAGTCACATTCTCCATCTGATAAGGAGCAGCATGGTGAACAGAAGTGCCTCTTTTAGAAAGTTCCTGTTCTACTAAACCAAACAGTTCGGAGAATAAAGTACCAGCAGCAAGCTCATCAGCAGGAATCCACAAAGTATCTTCACCTGTAAAATTCTGAACCTGATATCGCCAATAATTACCTACCTTAACAGGTTCTGCTACTACTCTAAGTTGATAAAGTTCAGGCTTTTCACCTACAATATGTGAAGTAACCTCAAAATATCTTTCTGTAAACCACATGTAAAATGTACCACGAGCTAAACCAGCCTGGTGAGCATCTGTCACCGTTGTTGCTCCAGCACTATCAGTAGTAGCTTTTACTATAGGTATACTTCTCTCATCAGAACCCTGAAGATGCCACCTATAAACAACATCATCACTGATGTAATCGGTAGGAAGTTTATTAAAAAAAGCCACTATGTTATCTGAACCTACATTAAGATCATACAGGCGATGCATAACAGGGCTTATAATTTCAGGTTCTTGCATACCAAGCCATCCAAGATGACTCTCTCTCGTTAAGCCACTCCAATATTTAGGGTCTACTATTTGAAGTGCACTAATTCTATCTGCCATAATTTATAAATAATTTAAAACGGTTTTTGTAAATTTTTTTACTTTAATATTGAAGCTGTCGACTTCATAATTTCACTTAATTCTTGACTCCCTACACTACCAAGTGAGGGTGGAATTCCTTTAGTGGAATCCGTATTTTTCAAACTGCTTAAACGATCCTCAAGCTCTGAAGCTTCCTTGGTAGTTTTAACAGTTTTTATTTTATCCCAGGGCTTATCTTTCTCAAAAAATCCAGTTTCAACCAGATATGCTACCTTGGTATCAAATAACAAAGGATCTTCAGCCCTTTTAGCCCATATAGCACTTGTAACACGTCCATTCTTGTCTTCTATAGGCTTAGTAATCATATTATACAGCTTATCTTTAGTCTGCTTATTAATCTTCTGACCAGGAATAATCTCTGACATAGAATTAATAGTATCCTTAAGAGTATCAAGCTGTCGTTTCTTTTCTTGCTCACGCAGTTGAGTCTGCTGTTCTGCTTCTTGCTCCTGGGTTGAAATCTGATCTTTAATAATAGTACCCATCTCCTTAAGATATTCTTTAGACTCTTCAACATCATCACCAAGATCAATGCTACGTTGAATAGCTTTATTTATCTTATCCTCAGAAAATTGGGTAGTAAGATGAAAATAACTTCTGATAATCTCTTTACGAAGATCCTGATTATTTTCATCATCAAGCTCAGTTTCTTTAATACCTGCAAGCCTTTCCTGAACAGCGGTAAGGTTTAAAGCCGCTTCTGGGTCAACACCCTTAC